ATTAGATGGTGTTGATGACTATGTAAACTGTGGGAATGATTCAAGTTTACAATTTAATAATTTGTTAAGCGTTTCTGCTTGGGTTAAAACATCTACAAGCGGTAAAGGAATTTTAGCAATTAGAGTTGGGAACACACCGACACAAGAAGCATTTAGTTTGACAAGTAGCGGTGAAGTTAGAATGAATAACGGAACAAGACTTACTGCAAATACATCTATTTTAGATAATAATTGGCATCATATAGTAGTCACATACAACACATCTTTAGCAACTAATAATTTAAAAATATATATAGACGGAAGTTTAGATAATAGCGTTAATAGAACTGTTGTTATACAAGGTAGCGGTACAAATTACTTAATAATTGGAGAATCTAGAGCAAGTAATTTCTTTAATGGTATACTTGATGAGGTTTCAGTATTTAATACAGAGTTATCACAAAGTGACGTAACATCTATCTATAACGGTGGTGTACCAAATAGCATCAGTAGTCTTTCACCTGTTTCTTGGTGGCGTTGTGGTGATGGTGATACAAGTCCAACTCTTACTGACAATGGAAGTGGTGGCAACGATGGAACTATGACAAATTTTAGTACATTCTCAAGTGATGTGCCTACATAAACACGAATTAATAAATAATTAATATCTTTACAAAATAAGTTAAGTAAAATGACAAGTTTTCAGATAGGTTTTGACGCATTAATATCATTACTTTCAGCAGTAACGGGAGCTTTAACTGTATGGTATTCTTTAAAAGGTAAAGTAGAAATACAGCAAGTTATTTTAAACAATCTTATGCAAGATATGGAAGAAGTAAAAACTCATAAAAAAGAGGGACATACTCAATTGCATAAAAGGATAGATGATCTTAAAGGTCAGGTAGAGAGAAATCGAGAAAAAAACGATGCTTCTTTATTAGAATTAAAAACAGAGATGGGAGCGATGGAGTTGAGAATTATTCAAGCTATTCATGCAATTAAAAAGTAGCTATTTAATAATAGTAATTCTATTAATAATCTCATGCACTCCGCAAAGAAGGTTCACTAGATTAATAAAAAAACATCCATACTTACTTACTACTGATACATTAGTTATACACGATACTGTAAAACTTACAGTTCCTGAGATAGTACATGACACAATTATAACAGAGCATTTCTTTCACGAGATAACTAGAGACACATTAGTTCTACAAAAGGACAGACTGACCGTAAAGATATTTCACGATACAATAAAAAACAACGTATATATAAAGGGAAAGTGTGATACTGTAACCATTGAAAAGATAGTGGAGAGAAAGGTTCCTGTAAACTACTACGAAAAAACTCCGTTATGGAAGAAGGTAATGAACTGGTTGATATTTGCAGCCATAGTTTATGGAGTCTTCAGATTAGTTATATTTGTAAAAAAAAAGATATGAAAAATAGATTATTCTCAAACTACGTAACAACAATACTAGGATGCTTAATTTTAATATTTTGTGGCGTAATGATTTACACTGAAAAGGAAACAACAGAAGGTATGGCAGGATGGCTTGCTGTAGGTCTAATGTTCTTGAGATCAAAAGACAGTTTAATTGCGTTGCCCGCTAAGGAAAAGTAGATGGGGTAATTTTTATAATATCTTTAGCCTACCTTGTTGCTTTTGTAATAATTACATTATGGAGAAAATAATAACATGCCCTAACTGCAATACTGAGTTTGACATGTCAATCAAGCCGCATAATCCTGAGTCTAAATACCTATGGATATTAGACAACGGACATGGAGGTGTAATAGATGGTGTTTACCAGACATCAGGCAAGAGATCTCCTATATGGCCAGACGGGGAGGTTTTGTATGAGGGAGAGTTTAACAGGGCTATTGTAAGCAGGTTGGTAGATATGTGTAAGTCAAACAATATTGACTACGTAAATCTTGTAGACACTCAGGAGGATGTCCCATTAAAAGAAAGACCTAAAATGGCTAATAAGATAGCAAAGTCCTCTGATAAGCCTTGCATATATGTAAGTATACATGCCAATGGATTCACTGATGAATCTGCAAACGGTTGGGAGGTATTTACATCTCCAGGTCAAACTAAGTCAGACACAATAGCTACTATACTTTACGAAAAGGCTAAGGCTGAGTTTCCTGAAAGAAGAATGAGACCATCAACAGGAGATGGGGATCCTGATAAGGAGGCAAAGTTTACGGTGCTTATGGACACATCTATGCCTGCTATACTATCAGAAAATTTCTTTATGACAAACTACAGAGAGTGTCATGAGATACTTATGAGCGAGTCTGGAAGGGACAGGGTTGCAAAAATACATTTTGAAATGATACAACAACTAGAAAATGGCCAATAATACAAACACTCTTAGGAAGCCTAAAAAGAAAAGAACTGGTATACATTCTAAGAATAAGTCAAGATTAAAGAAATCTATTAACTATAACAAGCCTTATAAAGGTCAAGGGAAATAATTTCTTATATTTGTATAAATAATAAGACATGGCTAAGATAGATACATACCCAACAACGACACCAGAATCTAGTGATCTTATACTAGGATCAGATGTTAATTCATCGAATGCAACAAAAAACTTTTTAGTTAGTGCGTTGCAGGATTTTATTCAGGGAAACACAGACCTGCAGACTGTTCTCAATGCAGGAAATACATCTACAGGACCTATGATATTAGATGGTTCATTAAGAATTAATTCAGGTTTATTAGACTCTGCAGGTGGGTTAGGCACAAACGGTCAGGCACTTTTATCTACAGGAACATCAGTATCTTGGGGTGAGCCAACTACAGCGAATGTATCTCTTCCTGTTAGATTTGTTCAGGCGGTTTCTAAGGGTGATCCTGTTTATGTCTCTGGATATAATGCAGGTCAAGGAATAATAGAGGTTGCTAAATCTGAAGCAAATGATAATGGTACAATGCCATCAATAGGTTTGGCAGATGCTGATTATTCCATAAACACAAATGGTAGTGTTATTACTATTGGAAACTTAGTTGACATAGACCTTTCTACATTGTCACCAGCACCTCTTGTTGGAGATATAGTTTATGTTAAGGATAATGGAGGGTTAACTAGCGTTGCTCCAATAGGAGATTCATTAATTCAAAACGTGGGTATAGTTTCAAGAAACTCTGGAACTAATGGAGCTATTGAAGTTTCAGCAACAGGTAGAGCTAACGCTCTTCCAAATATAACAGCAGGTAGAATACTATACGGTCAATCTACAGGGCAGGCTACAGAGAGTAATCTTTTAAGGTATGGTGAAGAAAATGTAGTTCAAGGAACTCCTAGTACAACCTTTATTGGAGAGACAAGAATTAATACTCCTCTGTTAAAAGCTACAGCCATAACTACAGCGGCAGATAACACAGCAGCTTTAGCGGCAGGACTTGTTACAGGAGATATTTACAGTACAGCAACAGGAGAGCTGAGAATAGTATTGTAATTAATAAAGTAAATATAAATTAAATTAAATGAAAAAAATTGAAAAGGAAGAGCTTGAAAAATTAATCGAGCTCAACAAGAATTACAGGGACCTCAAGTTTCAGATAGCTGACATTGAGATCACCTTCGAAAGATTAAAAAATCAAAAGATAACGTCAATAGCCAACCTAGAGATGGGAGCACATGACCTGGCATCTTACCAGAAAGAGATTTCTGAGAAGTACGGAGATGTAGACATAAATCTACACACAGGTGAATATAATTAGAAAGATATCCGTAGGTCCAGACTACATGAAGTGCATGCATTATGTTGTAGGTCAGGAGGTTCTTGGAAGGAGTTACACGATAGACTCAATAATACAGGATGAATCATCAATATCCATATATATATGTAAGGATGACGAGATTGTTAAGTGGAAGGAATTTAGTTCCACAATGCCTGTGTCTATAGAGTTTAAAATAGACTTCTAATGAAATCACCATACTGCTTCGTTATTAAACCTGTCGATGGCAGGCGTTATGACAATATTAGAAATTATGATGGTAAGGAGTTTATAATAAGCTCGTCTCAAGAGGATCATACCGTTTCAAACAGGTTTGCAGAGGTTATATCAAGGCCTACATATTATAGTGGACCGATACGAGAGGGAGACATAGTTATCGTTCACCACAATGTATTTAGGTACTACTATGACATGCAGGGTAAACAGAAGAGTAGCTGGCATCATGTGATGGATGATATATTTATAGTGGAACCAAGTCAGGTTTATCTATATAAACGGAATGACGTTTGGAATGCACCATCTCCATTTTGCTTCGTTAGACCTATAGAGTCTGAGGATCATATGTTCACACAGCTTGGTAGCTTAGAGCAGTTGTGGGGCGAGTTGGTGTTTAAGAATGATGATATAGACTACGTAAGTAATGGAGATATCATATCATTCACTCCAGACAGTGAGTATGAGTTTAGGATAGGTGAGGAAATACTATACAGGATGTACAACAAAAATATATGTCTAAAAAGGTAGAAATATTACAGGCAGCAAAGCTAGCCATAGATGAGTTAATAAAGGTTTTAAAAGAGCCAATAATAACCCATGCAGAGGATGATATAAGTGCAGACAAGATGAAGAATGCAGCATCAGCAAAGAAACTAGCATTCGATGACGCACTTGCTATGCTACACAAGATAGAGGAGGAGGAGAGTGACAAGGATCAGGTCAAGGTTATAGACGCTGGTAAGAATGGTTTTGCAGAAGGTAGGGCTCGTGGAAAATAATCTATATAAAATATCAAAAGATCACATAAGCAAGAATGCCTTGATTTCAAGGAACAGGGCAAAGAAATGGGTGTATGGGTATGACAAGAAGTATGACGTTGTTGTTATATCTAAGGACGGAACCATAGGCGATGTATATGACATAAATGGATTAAAGATAGCCATACCTGAAAAACCAAAAAAGCTAGACGTAAAGGAAGACAGATGGGTTGCCTATGAGTACCCAAAAGAACTATCTAAGGTAAGGACAATATTTGACTGGAACAGGAAGGATAATCTTTTTAAGTCTAAGTATGTAGACTTTATAGAGCAGGAGTTTGACAGGAGAGAGGATGGTTACTGGTTTATGAATAATGGTAATCCTACGTATATAACTGGATCTCACTATATGTACCTGCAATGGACTAAGATTGATGTAGGTCATCCTGACTTCAGAGAGTCAAACAGAATATTCTATATATTCTGGGAGGCTTGTAAGGCTGATAATAGATCCTTTGGGATGTGCTACCTAAAGAACAGGCGTTCTGGTTTCTCATTCATGGGATCGGAGGAGTGTGCAAACATAGGCACCATATCAAGGGATTCTCGTTTAGGTATTCTTTCTAAGACTGGTAGTGATGCCAAGAAGATGTTTACAGACAAGGTGGTTCCTATTGTGAGGAACTATCCATTCTTTTTCAAGCCCATACAGGATGGTATGGATAATCCAAAGACAGAATTAGCTTTTAGAGTTCCTGCAAGTAAGATCACTCGAAAGAATATGGACGAGG